ATTTGCATTCTTTCTCAATAGGGTCTTTTAAACTCTTAAGTGCTTCCTTTTGAGCTTCTTCTACACGTTCACGTAAACCTTCTTCGTCTTGTATCCATGTTTTAAATCTTTCTAAACCAATTGACACCTCTTCATAAGTTCTAGGTGTAGTTAAACCACCACGTCCTGTTCTAATAACTTCAAGGATAGTTTCTGCGGTTTCTTCATTGTAAGCACCACGTTGTGGTACTCCAGATTGTATTCTAAGTTGACGAACTCTTTCGTGTGTTACGCCCCATTCATCAGCCCATTCTTGTAACATTTTGCCGGGGTCTTGTGTAAAGAATTCTGTTGCTTCTTCCAGAGACGGAGCTTTTCTATGTACCATAGTCTAATTATACAAAAAATCTGCTTTTAAACGGGTTTAACATAGCCATATCTGAATTGCTTAATACAGGTTGTAAATTCTGTATAACTACATCTCCAAACGCTACGTCGTAATCTCCTACTCTCTCGGTTATGGCTACATCAAAGTTTGTTGTTGATGTATTATCTTCTAGGTGTGAACGAACTACTCCTGTGTCTGCTTTTGCAGAGACTTGTAATGAAGTCATTACTAATCTTGCAGCAGCACGAGCAGCTGTAAATTTTATTTGGTCTGGTATATCTGATGAGGCATATCCGCCAACATAAGTAACTGCTATATTTTTAGGTTTGATTCCAGACCATCGTATAGCAATTCTATTAAGTCTTCCATTATCATAATGAACATAGTCCTTAGTGTTACCAGAGGTAAGTGTATTACCATCTTCAACGACAGAAGTAATAGACGCAATAGGTATGTGTCTTAGGAATAAATCTTTTTGTTCATTACCATCGAATGTTTCTACAAACGTTGCTTGTTCAACATCATGACCAAGGTACCGCTTAATAGCAGCTTCAACGTATGGTATAAAAGTGTTTGTAACGTGACCTTCAATTGTAGTACTTAAATCTATCTCTAGAAAGGTCTCTACATCACTAGCGCTACAAAGAGCCATTTAAGACTCCTTTATTTATCTTCGGATGGTTTGACAGCTTTGGTTTCGACTTTTTTCTTAGGTGCTGCTTTTTTAGCTGGAGCTTTTTTCTTCTTGTCAGAAGTGCTTTTCCAACCTTGCTCTTTTAACCATTTCTCTGATACTTCTTTTCCTGCTTGTGCAATCTTTGAAGCACCAGACTTAGGTAATTCTGCTAGAGAACCCTCGAAGAAGGAGCCATCCTTCATCTTCCAAATTGTCTTTTCTGGTTTTATAATTGACATAATAAAATCATTTTACCCTATAAAAAGAAGAAAGCCGGTTTTACCCGGCTCTCTCCAAATTCCGTACTAACAGATATTACATATTTGTTAGTTTGTGGAAAGCTGCTTCTCTGTAAACAGGGAAACCAACACGCATTGTTGCTCTAATAGCAAGCATGTTCTTTGTGAAATAATCACTATGAGAATCTGTTACCGCTAAATCGATACCTTGTCTCATAACAACATTACAAGCTTCACCGCCACCGAATTTACCAACAAGAACAGTTCCTGCGGCAATTGCGGTAGTAGGAATAACTTTAAGTCCCCAGATTTGTGCTGAAGGACCTGCGCCCATTCCACCAGCTGCTACGAAAAGTGGTGACTTTTCTGCATATCCAGCGGATGAAGTTCCAGCGAAATCAGCACCGACTGATGTGACAATGTCATTCCAGTCATTTGGGTGCATGATAATTGCGTCTGGTTCTGTGAATGCGTTCACTCTGATATCTGTGATAGCACCATAAAGTGCACCAATTTTACCAAGAGTTCCTGCATAGGAGCTAAAGTCTGTGCTTCCTACTGATGATTTACCAGCGTCTAAGATACCTTCTAAGTTAGGAGCAGTACCATTTCCACTAAGGAGTTGGCTGTCCAATCTTAGACGAATCATTGTTTGCAGTCTACTGTTAATGTATCCTTGGATACCAGCTTCGTCTGCTACTAGTTCATCAGTAACTGGGATAAATATACCCAATTTACGGATAGCTTCTGTTTGCTCTGTGAAAGCTAATGCAGCTTCACCAACAGCAGAACCTTCAGCTGCTTCAGCAGCATTGTTTGTGAAGGTTGTTTCCTCAAGGTATGAGAAAGCATTTTGGTCTGTGTTGATTACATCAAATAATGATATAACAGCATTAGGGTCTCTGAGAGCCGATTCTAGAATCCCGGTTTGTCGTAAAACCTCTGGTGGATAACCAGTTGTGTTTAAAGTTGTTTTTGTCTCAATTTTTGAGTCAACACCTTTAACGCCATTGCTTACGTAGTTTTTGTAAGCGTCGGATTCTGTAAATAGCTGCCCAACAGTTTTAACTTCAGCTTCGTTAGAAGCTAAAGGCATTTCTGCAACTGGTTTTGAATCTTCTTGAAGAGCCTTTTCATTGGAAGCTTTTTTCTTCTCAATGCCTAGGTCATCAACTAATTCAGCAAGTTCGTCGTTACGTGACTTAATTTCCTCTTTTTGTTCAGCGGAGTACTTGCCGTCTTCTTGTGACTCAAAAACAGATTTTAATTCTGCTCTTTTAGCAGCAATTTTATCCATGAGTTCGTTTTGATTACTCATTGTTAGATTTCTCCAATCTATAATTGCTTATACTTCTTCTATTTGTTCGATTAAGGATTCAGCAATTAATTGCTGTGCCCTTACCCACTCAGCGTCAAATTCCTCATCGTCAAGCGATTCAGTGTTATCCTCTGGAGTTTCTTCTTCAGCAGCTTCTTCTTCCGGTTCGTCTTCAGTAGATTCCTCTACTGGAGCTTCTACCTCAGTAACTTCTTCGACTTCTGTTTCAACATCAATAGTATCAGTTGAAGCCTCAGCTACCTCTTCTGTTTCAGCTGGTTCATCTTCCACAGGTTCTTCGTCTATATCTGACAATTCTAAAGCACCCTCAGTACCGATATCTCCGATGAACTCGTCAATTTCGGTCCAAGCGTCGTTCAAGTCGTCTGCGACTGCACGAAGTGCTTCAGTGGCTTTTACGCCTAATTTTCTCCCGTCTTCGCCACGGAGCATTGCTATTGCTTTTGCTCGGGCTACTAAGTCATCCAATGCAGCAAGCACATCTTTGACTTCTTCAGAGAAAGACTGTGAGCCTTCCTCAGAAACTTCTATATCTTTTTCAGATTTACTTTCGTCATCATCGTATTCTTTCATACAACTTCCTCCACTTCCATACTTGCAATCACCTTTGACTTTTTCCCCAGAATCAGATTTTGTATTATCTTTCATACAAGGTCCGCCATCATGGTATTTACAAGATTTCATTTCTTCAGCGTTCTCTTCTTTTTTTGCGTTCTTACCTTCGCAAGTACCACAACACTCATCATCAAACTCTTCTTCGGGGTCAGCAACTTTTGCTACTTCCTTTAAGAGTTCAGTATTTGATTTAATTGCTAGTGTATAGGTATCTTGGTTTGCTCCAACAAGAACAGGAGAGACTTCATAAACTGTTAAGTCTTTTAGATATCTAGCGTTGGTTGTACCATCGCTATCTTTGAATTTTTCAAATTCTGAGTCGTTAACTTTATAGCCGAATGACCATTGTTGCATATCGCCCATATTCTTAACTAGATTGTAAGCTTCTTTACCAGACTCTGTGTCCATAAAGAACTCACCTTTAAAAATTGCTTTGTCGTCATCTTGAGCTATAGTTCCTTTACCAATTGGCATATCCCATTTGTGAGACCATACCATAGGTACTTGGTCATTTTTAAACCCAGATTTTACTGCGCCCGGTACTACGACATCCCCATCACTATCGAGGGAATTGAACAAGCTAAAGACTGCTTCTACTTGACCGGACTCGTCTTTTAACTCTATGTCTATATTTTTAGATTCGTTATTCATACATCCTTCAATCGTATATTATATAATATATATTTCAGATGTGCGTCTTTTACTATTTTATATTAAGAATTGGGAATTGAGTTTTTTATTGTCTAAAGTCTGATATTATTCTGAGCTGTGAAATAAGCACTTTTACACTTCTATCTGTCTTCTGATGGTCACCATTTTCTAAGCGAGCCCATACCATAATAGTTGCTTCTTCATCATTTACTGATGTAACAATACCGTGAACAATTGAAGGTGGGTCTGGGTCTTTCTTGATTGACCAACTGACAGCTTGACCAACTCTGACTGACTCTGCTTTAGTTCCAGATTTTTTAGATGACAATGGATGTGAACTTGGTAGTAAATCTTGGTCATAAGGTTTTCTTCTAAATTTACCAGTTCTTAATGCTCTTATAAAACCGTTAACTCTGGCCATTGCCCACTGGTCAGCAGATGTAACATTGCCTCTGACTGAACCGGGGTTAGTTCTGTATGCACCAACACCTCTGTTGAATACTGCAATAAGCATTCTCAGTGTTGCTCTATGCTTCGGATTTTTAGCATTATGGTCTTTTACTTTATTAGTAAGAGCAGTTCTTACTCTGCTAGATACTGCTTTCAATAAGTAATCTTCAGCTATATCAAGAGATTTTTTTCTACGCTCTCTAATAACTTTTTTATAATCATTAACAACTGACTTCATTTGTGAAACACCACCAGCAGTTACACCGCCCCATTTCATAACAGCAATAGTTCCGTTAAGTCTGTTATTCTTCTTGTGACGATTCATAAAGCGTTCTCTTCTTTTAACCCAGTTAAGTACTGATTCACTTCTGTCTCCGCCTTTGTAGGCAGTCCATCTGTTGTAAGCGTCATTACCAGTAAATGAAGTAGGAGGATTACCACCGGTACCTGCTCTTCTCCAAATCTCTGGCCAGTTTTCTTTTAAATCTTTAACATAAGCGTGACTAGGGAATTGTTTATGTTGTGAGTTAGATAAACTTATTTTCTGATTATCTCCACTCTTAGGAAAGTTTGTTATCTTATCCGGTGCTTTTTCTTCTGGACTATTTAGTTTGTCTCCTTTTTCGTACATTGTTTCAGCTTCTTCTAAAGAAACTTTTAATTCCTCAATGTCTTTAGACTTTTTAGGTTTACTGACAGCTTCTTCATATTCTTCATGTGTCTTACAAGGCATAAAGACTTCTTTGCCATCTACTTCATGACTGTGTACGCCAAGAGAACAACTGAGTTCTTTAGACCTTGACATAGCTTCTGCTGGATTGTCAAACATATCTTTTTCAAGTGCAATTTTGCCTTGGTCAAGTCTTGTCGGCGTAGTCAATACTTCGTCTTCTCTCTCTACCTCTGGAGGTAAAGTCACAGTAGTCAATGTTGCTTTAGACTCATCATCGTCATCATTAGTTGGTTTGTCAGCTGTATCTGTTCCACCTTCATTTAAAAGTGGACTACCATCTTCTGTTACTTGAATCATGTTAAGAGGTCTTAAATAAACATCATGTCTATTATCAGCCTCTAGTCCTACAACTTTTCTTGCTTCGCCAATTGTTACCCAACCCCCTTGTACAGCAGTGTTCATGCGTTTATAGAGGTTGTCTTTGTCATCAGCTAAAGCTCTAACGCTTCCGATATCATACTCGCAGTATTGATTATCGTTACCGTCAAACTCTGGTCGTAACAATTGATGAGTCAAATCACTCGCAACCATGTTCCACATTGGGACCATTTTTGACTCTGTAAAGAACTCTCTAAGTTCTTTCGTATTTGAATATGTAGCAGAATCGAGACCAGCACCAAGTCCTGCAAGAACAGCTGGAACGCCAAGTACAGCAGAAACTCTTTCTTCTGGTATTCTTCTTAATTCGGCTAACTTCATTTGGTCTGGAGAAAAAGATACAACTTCAACGTTCATTGCACCAGACAAAACCATAGGCGCACCTCTGTTTTTGCCACCGAACTTTTCTTTATACATTTCTGCAATAGCTTCGGCTTCTTCTCTAGTTGGCCCACCCATTTGGTCATCTCTTGGAGAGAGGATTACTCCGGGTACCGCCATGTTATGCAATAAAGCAGCTGTATATTGTCCAGCAGCTTCATCTCCTGCAATCTCTCTTAGAACGCCTCTAAGTGGAGCAAGACCTTTTCTCATGTTGTTAGGGTCAACATTTTGTCGTAAATGAATCATGTCAGCTTTTTCAATTCTTACAGAGTCTTCTCCCTGCATTCCGCCTTGCGGTTGGTAATTGAAATGTGTAATGAGTTCGTTCTCATTACCTTTAGCTTCTACTAGATGAGGCATTAAAGGAACTAGTTCTACAACCTGTCCTCGTTGATTCCTATTTTTGTAAATAAAAGCGTCGCCTGCTGCATTTAAAGATGTAACAATATAGTTAGCAAGTAACTGTTGTGTCATATAAGGATTTGGTCTTCTTAGCAATTTTGTAAGAGGATGATTCATCTCTCTTTGATAATCGCCTTCTGAGTTCCTTGATGATACTAAAATATTAGGTTCTGCAAAAGCGGTTGCTAAAACACTAAGACATGCAATAACTGCTGAGTTACCTGTGCCGTCTCCAACTTCTGCAAGTGTTTTGTGGTCAAAGTATCCGGATGTTGTGTTATATCCAAATACAGCTTGATTTAAATATGAATATTCAGATTGGTTAACAACCAACCCTTTTTGATTTGCTTCTCTTCTAACTCTAGCGTCAGTTGGTGAATTCAACCAGTCTAGTGCTTTTGAAAATCTTGTTTTATCTTCCGCCATTAATACGCGCTCCAGCTTCTACGTTCTTGTAACATTTGTACGCCGTAAGATAAAGTATCAATAATATCATCATGAGCACCAGCAGGAAAGGTCATTATTTCTCTCTCCATCTCTGGCAACCAGTGAGTATCTCTAAGTAAGAATACGTCTCCAGATTCCATTCTGGCCGACAAAGGAAGTGCGCGTGTAACTTTGTCTTTATCCGACTTAAGGTCTTTTACACGAATACCCGAACGTTGCGCCATTTGGATAATCGTGGTTTGAAAACCTTGGCGTTCTATACCTACATATTCTAACTTGTTTTTGTCAATTGAACGTTTTATTGCAGGAATGATATCTGGTCCTTCTAATTTTTGTCTTTGCATATCAATAACCAGTAATCTATTGTCTGGAGTGACAGCAAAAGAAGTTATAACTGTATAATCGCTGTCTTTATTGGTTGTTGTAGCTAAATCGACTATACCAAACTTTTTTAAAGCTTTTAGATAGTATTCTGAGCCCTCGACTATACATTTAACATTTCCTGCTTCGTCTGGTACTTGAACATAATAATTTAACCATTCTGGTCTTAGCATACCTTGACCTGCGTCAACAAACTCTGCTAAGTACTCTTGAGCAAAAACAATAGAGCCTACTTCTTTTCTAGCCGCTTCAACTTCTTCGGGGTCAATCATAGGATTGTCAGTAGTAGCAAATTTAAATCTCTCCCAGTTGTCTGC